TAATATTACAGCGTCCCCTTTGGCGAGGGGCCCATGCTAAACCGGGCCCCGAGCGGTCCTTTGCTGCTTTGTGTGTGGCGTGATTTAAATCCAGCCCTTGCTTTCGACCGCCGACAGGCTTTGGTGCTATAAATCGGTCCTCTGCTTCTCCTTTGTATGGAGAGCCAAGGTGCGATCTATCCTTTGCCTCAAAGTGCTTTGCCGCGGGTACCCTCTGCAGCTCCGTCATTTTCAGGACTGCCGTGGAGTCGCGTCGGTGAGATAGTTATATTCACTTTTGTTGCAGTGCTAGCGTTGTATTTGCTGTGGTTGTGGGTGCTGAGAGATCTTATCTTCATTGTTAAGGCTCGGCGAGGTAGATCTACGGAGGAGCTGCAATTCGGGGACCTTGAGCGTGCCCCGCCTGTCCCTTCTGCCGACGGTCCTCCGTCCGTTCCAGCGCCTTCTTGTCCTGCCCAGCCTAGGTCTCCCTTTCTAGGCTGAGCTGGTAGGCATGTCGTCTTCCCTTGGCAAGAGGAAGAGGTCCGATGAGGGCGCTTGGTCTAAGGGGAAGTCTAAGAAGAAGGCAATGAGAGGCTCGTCCTCTCGCAGGCCTGGCCCTGTCAGGGGGCCTCGTCCTGCTCTCCAAATTGCGCAGTACATAGCTGCGGGCACCTCTATGGTCACTGTCCCGTCCGGTGGCGTTTGTGAGCTCCTTGCGACCTACGCAAGAGGATCCGATGAGGGTAACAGGCACACCAACGAGACTGTTACGTACAAGGTCGCCCTGGATTACCACTTCGTGCTCACAGCAGAGGCCTGCCGCTACTCGTCCATCGGTGTAGGGGTGGCTTGGTTGGTGTATGACGCACAGCCCACCGGCAACGCCCCTCAGGTCTCTGACATATTCCCACACGGCGACACTCTCGCTGCATTCCCGTATACTTGGAAGGTCGGTAGGGAAGTGTGTCATCGCTTCGTGGTGAAACGGCGGTGGACTTTCACGATGGAGTCTGACGGGAGGATCGGCTCCGATATTCCTAGAACGACGGATGCTTGGCCGCCCTGCAAGCGGAGTATTTACTTCCACAAGTTTGTCACCGGACTCGGTGTAAAAACCGAGTGGAAGAACGTAGCTGACGGAGGCGTAGGGGCCATTAAGAAGGGTGCTCTGTACCTGGTCATTGCCCCCGGCAATGGTCTCACTTTCACCGCGCATGGAATTGCGCGGTTGTACTTCAAGAGTGTTGGGAATCAGTGATTCCCTCGAATAATAAAATAATTTTTATAATTTCATTGATGAGCATGCAATGCGTACATTACATAGTCAGCCGATGGGCTGACGGAAAACACACATAAACAAGGCGGACAGGATAAAGGCGGGCGGCTAAGGGAAGCCGCATGGGGCAACACAACACACCCAACAGATCATTATTGAACATGCAGCCGCCGGCTTCAAACAGGGGAGAACCACTTCTCCCCTGGCGTCATAATGTATATGACGCAGTTTGCCTCGAAGTACTCCCGCTGTGCGGGAGTCATATCCTTCAGCCAGTCCTCATCTTCATTGGCGAGGACGATGGTCGGGATGCTTCTTGATGCGACCTTCTTGCGTTTGCCATACTTGGGGTTGACGATGTACTCCTTCTGACAGCCAATTAACTGCTTCCAACAAGGACAGTACTTGAAAGGAATATCGTCTACGATATTATACATAGCCTCTTCGTCATACGAGGTCCAGTCTACGTTATTCTGCCAGTAATTGTGGCGACCTTGGCTTCTAGCCCAGGTTGATTTCCCTGTCCTTGTAGGCCCGACGATGTAGAGGCTCTGCTTTCTGTCTGAAGGTAGTTGCTGTGTGTAACGTCATCGAGCCAGACAAGGTCAGACTCTGCCTGTTCTCGGGTGCAGTTGTTAATTAGCATGTATGCATCAGGGTGTACCTGGAAGATGTTGGGTTTGAGCCAATCATCTATTGTCTCTTTGCAGTGCAGCTCAGGCTCTGTCTGAGGATGAGGATGGATGTAAGGCTCAGGAATGTCAGGGAAGAGTTTATTGGCCGAGTACTCAAAGTACTGCAGCTTAGTGGCCCACTCGTAAGGGAGTTCATTCTGAAGCCTAGAGAGGTACTCCTGCTTGCTAGTAGAGTGCTCGATGATATCTCTAACGATATCATCCTTTGTTGGTTTAGGTGTGTGCTCATCGCCTTGGTGAGGAACGAAAGATTTCTTTCGTGGAATGAATGTACCTCTCTCCCATAGTGCGATTGGATCCTTCAGTATGTAGGCTCTTACCTTGTCTACAGACTTAGCTGATTGGATGTTCGGATGATGATCTTCTATGTCGAAGAATCTTGAATTTCTGGTCGTGACAGGCTTGACGCTCTGTGCAAGAGCATGGCAGTGCCATGTCCCGTCTTGGTGTGCCTCTCGACACACTATGATGTATGCCGGTTCCCATGGAGCTATCAAGCTCCATAGGGTGAGACCAATGGCTTCAGGCTCTAGAGGGCACTTGGGATAGGTGAGGTAGGTGTTTGCGTTCCGGTGCGTGAAGCTCCGTGACGCCACGCTGTTGGATGAAGATCCTACGGTAGCCATGAGCTCTAGCCTGGGTGCGATTTGCTCTCCCCAAACTCTATGCCTAGACAGTTCGCGTCGAAATCCCACCCACCCCATCCCCTTCTTATAGTAGGGATTGTTGGGCTGGGCCGGCTTTCAAATTTTTTGGGCCGGCCGACAAAGGGGACGCGAACAA